ATCTTGTCTATCAGACTTGCTCCAGGTTCTTACGTTGAGTCAAACGTTCCAATGGAAGAAGCATTTATGAACGACATCTCGAGAAAAGCAAACGTTTATATGTCTCGTAAGTTTTGGGGTGCTACCACCGCAGTTGATGGTTGTTCAGGTGTAATCGAGCAATTGACAGGTGCTACTTTCTCAGGTTCAGTTGTTCCAGTAACTTACACTGCGATGACTTCATCAAACGCTACTGACGTTGCTGACGCTTACATCGAGTCTCTTCCTGACGCATTGAAACCAGTTACAACTATCCTCGCTTTGAATCACTCTGACTTCCAAGCGCTTCAGTTGTCATTGAGAAATCAGAACTTGTTCCACTACAATCCTGAGCAACTTGCTTCAGGTATGATGGCTGTTCAGATTCCTTTCACCAACGTAATTGCTATCTCAACTGAGTTGGGCAACACTGCTGTAGGTGCAGGTAAAGCGGTTCTTACCAACCCTGAAAACTTGATGTATGGAACTGACCTTATGTCTGACTTCCAAAATCCTATCGCTTGGTATTCTCTCGACTTCCAAGAGCAAAGAATTAAACTCGCTGCTAAATTGGGTGCTGCAATCGGATTCGGTTCTCAAGTTGTATTAGCATCTTAATAAACTATTAAACTAATACATTAAACAATGGGTTCTAACTGCGTAATTACCAATGGATTAGCACTTACATCGTGCGTTAATAATATCCCAGGACTTGAGGCTCTATGGGTCTTGACTACTACAGGAACGACTGCTGAAATCACTGGAATCACCTACAATACTGGAGGTGAAATCACAGGTCTTACAGCGAATGCAGGAACAGAGTTCAAGAAGATTGATGTTGTAAGAAACTCGAGTGCGGCTCTTAACGAGAGCGTTGCAATCAACCTCGAGTCTCTTGGTTTCGACTACAACACACAACTTATCTTCACCATCCCTGGACTTTTCCAAGATGGAACGAACTTGTATCAGCAAATCGTTCAGAACACTCAATCATACTTCATCGTGAAATTGAAGACAGGAAAATACTTCTTCGCTTCACCACTTGGAATGTATATCGAGAGTGCAACTATCGCTTCAGGTTCTTTACCTGGAGATTCTCAACTTTACACTTTGACATTGACTTCGTCTAATACGATTTCAGTTCCCGAGGTGGACGTTACGACTACGCTTACTGCGTGGTTGGCAGCGAACTCGAATATCGCTATTGATAGAGAGTAATTGAGTATTATATTCAAGGGGGGACAATAGTCCCCCTTTTTTTTTATATGGAGAAACCGATTTTATTTGTAGAAAAAAGTTTGAAGGTTCGAAAGGACAATTTATATGTCCCGATTACCTCCTATTCCATTACAAAATTGGAATTGGAACTCGAGAGTTCTATTGTCGGTTTATGGGTGGATTTCCACCGAGACGGAGTATTTATATTTAGACGTAGATACGATTTTGGAGACAAAGGAGACATTAGCGTCGATGACTTGATAAGAAGAACACACGAAGCAATTTCTAATGTCGGATAACCCATTTTTTAAGAGTTTAGAGGAGAAATATTTCCAAGGGGAGTATGTCTATGAATATGGAGGTTTTGTTCCACAGAGATTATTTATTCCTGCTCCACCTCCATCACCAAGTCCGACACCTTCGCTGACACCAAGCAACACTCCGACTCCTTCAATAACAGCGACTCCTACGATTACCCCTACGACAACGATTACTCCAACGATTACTGCGACACCCACGTTGACCCCGACACCTTCGTCAGCACCCGCTACTGACCCTGATGCGGACGCTTTCTTGAATGCTGTCTTGCTATCGGGGGGAACAGGGATTACTTCAACTATTTCTGCAGCAACACAGACCTTATTCACTGACCTCAAAACCGCAGGTCTTTATTCCAAGATTATTGCTCTTTATCCATATATCGGGGGAGTAGCGAATTCACATAGAATCAATGCTGTGAATTTGACTAATTATTTAATCACTTGGTCAGGAACAATTACCCATAATGCTCAAGGTGTTCGTGGGAATGGGGTTAGCGGTGCGGGTGATACAGGTTGGATTCAATCCACTGGAACTACCGCAGGAGATACTACGATTGGTTGTTATATTGTTGCAAGTGGAAATACAGGTTGGGATATGGGTCAGGTCGGAACAGGTGGAATAACTTTAGGTTTCAATACCAATGGTGTTGGTGGAACTCAATGGGTAGCAAGAATGGGTTCAACTGGCAATGTTAATTTGGTCGCAACCAATTACGAGAACGGATTCTATGCAACCTCAAGAACAGGAACTACTCGTATCGATTACATCAGAAGCACGGGCTCTGCTGCTTCAGTTAATTCAACCGAATCTGCACTAATAACCATTTCCTTAAAATTATTGAATCAAGGTGGTGGTGGTTTTTTTAGTTCCAAGACGTATGGAACTCATTTGATTACAAGAGGATTAAATTATACAGAACTCGGAGATTTGAGGGATATAATAAAGAACTTTAATACAAGTTTGAGTCGATGACAAAGTTTTTTAGAGGTCGAATTCAGAACGAACTGAACGGAGGGATACAATACAATTTTGGGGGGTTTGCTCCCTTGATTGAGGATGTGGTTTGTCCTGAATCAGTTATTCTTCAATCTACTGATATTCTATTCCCTTCCGCACCTCAACTCAATACAGGGACATACAATAGAAAATATGATTTTTCGGGGGGAACATTCTTCTACGCATACTATAGAGAAAATAATTTATTTTATACGACCACTGCTCCTGATGGTTTCAACTATCCCGTCTATCAATACCCTTCAGCGAATATGTTTATTATTCGTTGTTTCTCATCTTTGGGAATTGATATTGGTTGGGGATTCTTTTCTTTGAATCAAGACCCGTTTTTTTTTCCTGCGATTGGAGGAAATTTTTTAGCATATTTCTTTGATTATGTTGAAGAGGGTTCAATCAGGTATTTGAAAGTTGGAACTCAAAATAATATTCCACCCATCACAATTCCTCCTCAAACAATTCGAAGTATCACAATTGCTTATCCATCGGTATGTCCGAGCACGACTCCTACGAATACTCCGACCAACACTCCGACTCCTTCAATTACGAGAACACCCGCTACAACTCCGAGCAACACCCCGAGTGCTACACCTACCAAGACTCCTGGAACTACTCCGAGCAATACACCTACGAAGACCCCCACACCGACGATTACAAAAACCCCAACGATTACTCCGAGCAAGTCGGGATACGCAAATGTATATTTAGCGTTTGATTGTTCTGACCCACTGACTTTTAGAAAGTTTGCGTCAAACTCGACCTTCGTTCCTGGAAAAGTGGTGAAAGCACAACTCACCGCAGGTTGTTGGGAAATCGACAGCGTTTCATCAGGTGCTTGGGACGATGTCATAACCCTGTCTTACAACGATTGCTTGAGTTGTCCCCTATAACAAACTATTTATTGAGATATGATTTATATTCAGAATAACGCAGTCAATCAGTTATGGTTGGGGATAAACGAGTGGTCGTCTTTGACGAATCCAACCTATCTGTTTAAGTTGCAGAACTCACAGGGTAAGGACACACATTATTTCATTCCCAAAAATATCACCTCATCGGTAGCGAATTCCTACGCAAACAAGTATTTGGTTTTTGAGTTCTCCACCTATCAGGGAAACCCACAGAGTTTTGTTGCGTCAGGTTCGACGGATTGCAATATCCACCTCTTCAACGAGAATCAGTATTGGTTGTCGATTTGGGAGCAAAATCAGGGAGATTACAATCTAAATCCTGCTGCGTCATACAACAAGGTTTTCAACGAACTCGCATTCATTTTCAAGTTTGAGAACTCCACCTACTACACGGGAAATACTTCATTGACTGCGGACAACGTCATATACTACAACCCTGCAATTACCCCTCCTGCTTCACCGAGTCCGACACCTTCGATTACCCCTTCTTCGACTCCACCCGTTCCGACTCCTTCGATGACTCCGACAAATACAAACACACCGACCATCACTTCAACTCCTACGATGACCCCGACTCCGAGTGCGACTCCTGACTTTAGATTCCAATTGGGTTCAGGTTTCGATGGTGCAGTTCAAAATATCAACGTAGATTTGCAGGGTGATTTCTTTGTGTTAGGTCAATTTAACTTCTATAAAAACACAACAAGAGCAAAGATTGTTAATATCGACAATAATGGAAATCCTTTGGGTGGTTTTGCTTCAGGTTTCCTTGGAATACCTAATGACAGCACAATAACCATATACGATAGTGCTGTTGATTCAGTCAATTCTGAAATGTATGTTGTGGGTTCTTTCCCATCGACAAACGTCGACAACTATTATTCAGGGGTCGCTTCACCGAATCAGGTTCAAATCAACTCTCAAACAGGGGAATTGATTAACGCTGGAGATTTTGCTTTATTGAACGCGAATGCATCAGTTAATTCAGTAGCGTTGGATTCCACTGATGTTTATTATGGTGGTGCTTTCACAAGTATCAAGGGAACAACTCAAAACAGAATTACCAAAATATCCAAAACGGGAGTTCTTGACACAACATTCCGAACTAATATGGGAACAGGTGCGAATCAACAAGTTTGGAAAGTTCTCGTAGCGTATGATGGTGGAATTGTTCTTGGGGGTCAATTCACTTCATTCAACGGAAATGCAAGACAAGGAATCTGTAAATTAAATGCTAATGGAACGTTCGATTCTACATTTGTATCCCCATTCGGAAATACTTTGGTATATGATATGGAGGAATTATCTGATGGACGAATAGTCTGTGTTGGAAGTTTCACAAATCCAAAGCAACGAGTAGCAATTCTCAATTCAGGAGGAACGATAGATAACTCATTTACACCGAGCACAGATTTAGGAGTTCAGGGAGCATATGCTGTTGCGGTTGACGAAGCGGGTGGTTGGATTTATGTTTTAGGTAATGCTACAAATATCGGAGGAAATGACGGAATAAATTACCTTTGCAGATTTGATTTCTCGGGTAATCTTGATACTACATATCCTGCTCAAGAATTTTCTGCTCCAGTAGCGTTTCCTCAAACTCTCGGTTCTAAACCTCTATACGGACAATACGAGTCAGGTCAATTCAAACTCTACGTTGGTGGAGGATTTACAAGTTTCGGAACGGAGCAATACAATAGGTTCATTAAACTCAACGCAGATGGAACTTCTGACACAAGAACGGACATCTAAACTATTTATAGACTATGGAAGTTTCATCTCAAGGTTTCAACAAAAAAAACACTAATCTACAATTTCAGTCGTTCAACATCGACCAACGTATCTATCGTATCGATGTGCGAGAGAACGTCGAGGTTGACATCAAGACTAAACCTTGGGTTCTGTGGGGTAATGTCAATAACGACTACCCCCAATTCTTGCTTCAGTTGAAAACTGCGAGTCCCGTATATGCTGCGTGTCTGTCCTCCCTTGTGGAGATGTCTTATGGAGACGGAGCAGAGTTGGAGGGGTTGGGTAATGTAATGGTGAATCGCTTCGAGTCATTCACGGAATTTTACTACAAAGCACTCTACGACTTTTGGACGTTCAACGGGTTTAGTGCGGAGGTAATCCCAACTCGAGATTTGTCCGCTATTGAATCTGTTTATCACCTCCCACTACAGAACATCAGAGTCGGTAAGAAAACCGATGACGACCACGATGAGGAGGTTGATTGGTATTATTATTCCGAGCAGTGGGGTAGCAAAATCTACAGAAACCCCAAGATTACAAAGTTCCACGGATTGGACTTGAATGCAAATAGAGGTCGTCAGTTGTATTATTGGAGAAACTATATGCCGAGTGAGAACAATTACTATCCGATGACAATTTATCAATCGGGTATAAATGCGATTGTTTTGGAAGCAGAAATCTTTGACTTCCACAAACGGAATCTCGCAACCAACCTTATGCCGAGTTTGTCTGTAGCACTCGTTGGAGACCCTACCCCTGAAGAAAAGGAGGAAATCTACAACGACCTACTTCAATCTTATATGGGGAAGACTGGAAGCAAATTGATGTTGTCTTTCTCCAATAGTGCTGACGAGAGACCGATTATTGAAACCATCAATAACAACGGAAACGATGGATATTATTTAGAGGTTTTGCAGATGGCTACACAGAGTATTCTTTCTGCGTTTAAGATTTCTTCACCCCTTCTTATCGGAATCCATTCGTTCAGTTCAAATCCGTTCTCACAGAACGCAGACGAGTTGCAGGTTGCTACAGCACATATGATGGAGTTCGTAATCAAACCTCAACTGAAAAAGTTTAATCAGGGACTTGAGCAACTTCTCGCATTGAAGTTCAATCAACCTGTCAAAATAATCAACAAGTTTAATTCGTATAACCTAAAATGATGATTTATTGGATTGACGAGAGTTATGTTCGAAATAACCTCCCTGTAGAATACTCGTTGTTGAGTGGAAATATTCAACCTGCTCTTCAACAAGCACACTTTATCAACGCAAGAGATTTGTTGGGAGACAAACTCTACAACTTCATCAACGACTTGATTGTCAATAATCAGATGAATCTCCCTCAATACTCGAACTACAAATACCTGATGGATACCTACCTTCAGAATGTTGTGTTGTTTTGGACTGCGAAATACCTCACCACGAATCTGTTAGCAAAATATGCAAACAAGGGATTGTCCCAAGAAACCGCAGAATTCGCTTCAAGTGCTGACCTCTCACTCTACAAGACTTTGAAGAACGAGATGGAAGACTACGCAACCTATTGGTCGGAGCGTTGTAGAGATTGGTTATGGTGGAATCAACAATTTTTCCCTCAATACCAATACGTTTCCTACAACGGAGAACAACCTGCATCTGCGAAAAACAAGTTCCGTGGAGGAGGTCTCGTTTTAGGTCAAGGACGAAGGTTCTCTTATAATAATATGTGTTGGTATTAACGAGGGGGAGAAAGTCCCGCAAATCAAAGAAAAACAGGGTAGAATCGAATGAATGACTTATTACCAACTTACCGCAGAGGAGAATCCCTTATTGGATATGTGGTTCGGTGCTCGACTGGAAGGTTGTCCCGTTCAATACCTCAAGTAGCACTTCGTCAGCAGATTTGTCAAGAACACGCAGAACAGATGAGGGAAGCGATGAGACAACCTTTCGGTAAAGACGAAAAAAAGAAATAACCTTCTTTGGGGTGTAGAAAATCTTCTGCTCCCACTTCCCCTCGGTAAAAACCTGAACTTCGTAGTATTCGTTGAAGGGGTCGAGGATATATCCCCATACAAAAACACTGAAGTATCCGTCCTCTAA